GTCCAGCCCTATAGCGGTGGGATTCTTAAAATAATCCCATTTTTCACGCATCAAATGCCCGCAATCTGAAGCATTTAGACCTTTCATAACAGTCTTCATTCCATAGACTTCACCTATAGCTTCAAAAATCCTCTCCTCAACCGGTTTCAAAAACCGGCCTAACTCAATGTTATAGCGAGGGTTGCGGGGCGATACAACCCTTGGAACAGTGTCTGGCTTCTTCGTGAAGTTAAACTTCTCGTATTTGACAAACACCTTCACGTAACTATCCTTCTCGGCGACTGGTGTGGAAGCCAGTGATGCCAGCGCTTGTTGGTATACCACCCTCTTGCGGCCCCTATAACTATCAACGAACTGGGTTCGCGAGATAGGGACGGTCGAGGGAAGATGGCGCACCACAGCATTTGTAAACACTGCCAAGCTATTGAAGAAATGAAACGCGCTAAGCGGTCTATAGGGTTGAACGAACGCACCATTGCGCTTCACATAGAATACCCTTTCTTTGACCGCACGCTCTAACGCTTGAATACCATTATTATGAGTCGCGAAAACAACAGGCGGGGAGACGCCTGCTATGGTAGTAGTTTTCCGCTCTTTTGGGCGTCCCGGGACCCTATGCACCACCAGATTGGGATGATCCGGAGCAGTGCTCATTGAGCACATCATCCCTGGTACAGGTCTCGGGCACCCTCAGCCACTCAAGCCCAGCCAACGGTAGATGGACCAACCGTCGTGCCAAGCTGTGGCAAACTGACGTCGACGTTCTTCAAATGGCTGTGATACCTCCATCTGCTTACTTTCTAACTCGATGGAGCTAGGAATAAACGACAGCATCACAGCTAGCGGAACGATTGACGCAACGTCAGCTCTTCTCATATCAGTCATAAGACTGATATGGTCATAGATGTATTTATGAGCGACGAGTTCATTGGCCTCTGATTTGACCTTAAACCCGAACTTTGCGCGGACTTCACGAGACATATGGGAAGCAACAATATGAGCTTTCCTACGTCGCGATAATTTCTTGGTGGTCAGCCGAGTTATAACCGTTTGAGTGTCCTCGCATTCAGTGTCATCGAGCACGTGCAGGGTTGCATCCGCACGCCTGCGAACTGCTCTGGGTATTTTGTTTCTACCCATGTACAGTACACAGGCTGCCAT